GGTTTGCTAGTCGTTGGTTTTATATTCGGCAAAGGCTGGATCATTAAGGTTTGACATGCCTAGCACCAGCAAAAAGCAACACAATTTCATGGCAGCGATTGCAAATTCGCCATCGTTTGCTAAGAAAGTAGGAGTCCCGCAGTCTGTGGGCAAGGATTTTACAACTGCGGACAAGGGCCGCAAATTTTCTAAAGGTGGTGATACTATGGCTTCTAAAATGAATCCCGGATTTATGGCAATGATGGCTAAGAAAAAAGCCGGAGCTAAATCAGAAATGCCAATGAAAAAGATGGCCGGTGGTGGTTCTGCCTCCAAACGCGCTGACGGTGTTGCTACAAAAGGCAAAACCAAAGGCAAGATGATTAAGATGAACATGGGCGGCAAAGCCTGCTAAATCTATGAGACCCTCACGCGGTATGGGGGATATTAACCCCTCCAAAATGCCCAAAGGCGTGAAAAAACCACGCCGGGATGACACTGACTTCACCCAGTTCAAAGAGGGTGGGAGTGTTAACGCGGCGGGTAACTACACGAAACCAAGCCTTCGTAAGAAGATTGTGTCTCAGGTCAAGGCGGCGGCTACCCAAGGTACTGGTGCTGGGCAATGGTCAGCAAGGAAAGCCCAATTGGTAGCTAAGAAGTACAAGGCAGCTGGCGGGGGTTACCGAGATTGAAAGCGCCCCAACAATCCCTCAAGGACTGGGGCGATCAAAAATGGAGAACCAAAAGTGGAAAACCGTCTAGTAAAACAGGTGAAAGATATCTTCCTGAAGCTGCGATTAAAAGTCTTAGCCCTTCTGAATATGCTGCAACAACGCGTGCAAAACGTGCTGGCAAAGCTAAAGGGAAGCAGTTCGTAAAACAACCACCCAAAGTGGCAAAGAAAACGGCGGGATTTAGATAATGGCAACAACTTCTGGGTCAGCAGGCTTTAATTTAGACCTCACCGAACTGGTGGAGGAGGCGTTTGAGCGTGCTGGTTCAGAGTTGCGCACCGGTTATGACCTTAAAACGGCTCGCCGGTCGCTGAATTTGTTGTTTGCTGACTGGGCAAATCGCGGTATCAACATGTGGACGTTCGAGCAGGGCACGATCACCCTAACTCAAGGCTTGAACACCTATGCAATCCCCACAGATACCGTCGATTTGCTGGATCATGTAATCCGAACTCAGCCAAATGTGGCCTCAACCCAGTCCGATTTGACAATTACACGTATTAGCGTGTCTACATATGCCACTTTGCCCAACAAACTGACCCAAGCGCGGCCAATTCAGGTCTGGTATCAGCGTTTGGACGGGCAGATCATGCCAACAACGGCGGTTTTGTCTACCAGCATTAGCGCTACCGCAGACACAATCGTTTTATCCAACGTAGTTGGGCTTCCTGCCATTGGGTACATCAACCTTGACAGCGAAACCATCTTCTACAACTACATTGATGGCAACACTTTGAGCAACTGCTTCCGTGGACAGAACGGAACAACGGCTGCGGCCCATACCGCAAGCTCAACAGCCAAGATTTACATCAACAACGTACCCCGCGTGACCATGTGGCCTACGCCTGACGGCTCCCAGACATATCAGTTTGTCTACTGGCGGATGCGTCGTGTGCAAGATGCCGGTAACGGTGTCAATGTGATGGATGTGCCGTTCCGTTTTGTCCCCTGTATGGTGGCTGGACTGGCCTATTACATTGCTTTGAAGGTTCCCGGTGGTATGGATAGGCTGATGGTTCTGAAACAGCAGTATGACGAGGCATGGATGACAGCGGCTGATGAGGATCAGGAACGCGCCGCGTTGCGTCTCGTGCCTAGGCAGATGTTCATTGGGGGCGGATAATGGGGAACCGGTTTGCTAGTGGCAAGAACTCGATTGCCATATGCGACCGGTGTGGCTTTGGGTACAAACTTACGTTGCTTAAAAAGCTTGTTGTCAAAACCAAGACATATGACTTGAAAGTGTGTCCTCAGTGCTGGGATCCAGATCAGCCGCAGTTGCAGTTGGGTATGTACCCAGTGGATGACCCGCAAGGGGTGCGCGATCCGCGTCCTGACCTGAGTTACCAAGTCTCTGGCTTGCTGGAGGATGGTTTCAATGGGGGTGGTAGTCGAGTCTTCCAGTGGGGCTGGAACCCTGTTGGTGGATCTCAGGCAAATGATGCGGGGCTAACACCAAATAACTTGGTTTTAGCTGTAGAACTTGGTACAGTAACGGTAAGCGTAACTTAGGAGTTAATCATGGACAAAAAAGATTTAAAGCAGGACAAAAAGATGATTGCTGGTGCAGTGCACAAGCATGAGAAAAAGCTTCATCCCGGCAAGCCTATGACAAAGCTAGCCAAAGGTGGCAAGACCAACGAGATGATGATGAGTATGGGCCGTAACATGGCTAAAGTTGCAAATCAGCGAGGCAAATAATGGCTAAATTTAGCATGAAACGAGACGGTAAAGAAGTTGGCGGTGCCAGCGTCTATGCACAACCACACACCATGTCTGGTAAAGCCGTGGGTATATCTTCTACTCCCGGTTCTATGCCAAACCGCAGCAAAGCCGACACGGTCAATATGAGTGTTGGCAACATCAGCAAAGCTGCTGGCGACGAGCAAGTCAAAACCAGCGGTATTAAAGTCCGTGGCACTGGCGCGGCTACTAAAGGTCTGATGGCGCGAGGCCCGATGGCATGACGTACGACGAGCTTGTAACTTCGATTCAGAGTTATACAGAAAATCAGTTTCCTGATGTATACCTTGCTGATGGAACGACTGAGGGTTCTGCTACTCAGATTAACCGTTTCATCCAGCAGGCTGAACAACGCATTTACAACTCGGTTCAGTTCCCATCTATTCGTAAGAATGTGACCGGCACAACAACCATCAGCAACAAGTATTTATCTTGCCCTGATGATTTTCTTGCTACGTATTCAATGGCCGTAATCAATACTGATGGCTCATATGAGTACTTGTTGAACAAAGATGTGAACTTTATCCGGCAGGCGTATCCAACCCCAACGGACGTCGCCACTCCCAAGTATTACGCTTTGTTTGGCCCGTCGGTAAGTGGTGCAGCCATTTCCAATGAATTGACGTTTATTCTTGGCCCAACGCCAGACGCGGCATATTCAATAGAGTTGCATTACTATTACTATCCTGCATCTATTGTTCGTGGTCAGTTGACAGGCTTTGGTGCAATAACAGGTGGTTCTGGTTATGTAAACGGAACATACTACAACGTACCCCTAACAGGCGGCACGGGTACTGGAGCAGTTGCAGCAGTAACTGTAGCGGGCGGCGCTGTTACGGCGTTAACAATTTCAACGTCAGGTTGTCAGTATTTGGTGGGCGATGTTTTATCTGTCAGTCCAACATATATTGGCAGTTCAGGCTCGGGCTTTTCTGTGCCTGTAGCCTACACAACCAATCCTAATGGCACATCTTGGCTTGGTGACAACTTCGACTCCGTGCTGCTCTATGGGTCTTTGGTCGAGGCGTACACCTTTATGAAGGGTGAAGCTGACATCATCTCTGGGTACGATATGAAGTACAAAGAAGCCCTTGCTTTGGCTAAACGTCTGGGCGACGGTATGGAGCGATCCGACAGTTATAGAAGCGGTCAGTACCGCCAAGCGCCTTTGCCCAGAATAACGGGGTGCGTTGATGGCGTTTACCGGAAACTTCTCCTGCAATACGTTACGTGCTGGTTTGATGAACGGCACGATTAACTTTGCGTCAGATAAGTTCTATCTTGCTTTGTACACCAATGACGCTACACTGGATCAGACCACTGCGGCATACACAACAACTGGCGAAGCATCCGGTGGAAATTACGTTGCTGCGGGTCAGGTTGTGACAGCTACAGTTTCTTCGCAAACTACAGCATCTGGCAGTGTGTCATACGTAACATTCACATCCCCGGCATGGACTGGAGCAATCACTGCGCGTGGGGCTTTGATCTATACACCCGGCGACAATGGCGCTGTTTGTGTTTTGGACTTTGGTAACGACAAAACATCTACCTCAACTTTCACTGTAACAATGCCTGCTAACACCAGCACATCAGCACTCATAAGGATCGCATAATGATAGTCACTACAACTAAAGGCGACATGGACGATTCTCTGCTTGAAAAGCGGGAAGGTACAGTCGATAATGACAATGAATTCACCACATGGGTTGAGTACTGGCTGGAAGGCGAACTTGTCCACCGTTCTGCCCATGTATCACTGAAAAAAATGCCTGTCTTTGGCGGCGGCGAAACAGCATCAATTGGCTAAAGGAGAAATAAAGTGGCAAATACCCAATCAATGTGTACTTCTTTTATGAGCGAGTTGATGCTTGGTCAGCACCAGCTTGGCACTTCAACTATTGTGTCTCGCGGCAGCTTGACTTCGCCAACTACAGATACGCTTAAAGCGGCTTTGTATTTGACGACAGCAACAATTAATGCGGCAACCACTGTTTACACAACATCAGGCGAAGTGTCTGGTACTAACTATTCTGCTGGCGGTGTGACGGTAACGAATGCTACGGCTCCAACCTCGACTAACACTTCAGCAACTGCTGGTGTGGCGTATTGGACGCCTTCGGCTTCTATCTCTTTCTCGGCAGTGACATTAGCAACGGCGTTTGATACGGTTTTGCTATACAACTCCACGCAGAGCAACAAGGCAATCAGTGTTCACACGTTTGGCTCACAGACCATTGCGGCAGGCACGCTTACCTTGACGATGCCCACTAACAGCACATCAGCAGCACTGTTGCGTTTGGCTACAACCTAAGCGGAGGCGGCGAAGGCCGTAGACCATGTTTGGTATATCCGCATTTGCACAGGCTCCATTTGCAGCGTTAGGCACACAAGATATTGTTATTGCCCTGACGGGTGTATCTGCGACTGGTGATGTAGGAACAATTACAGCAATTACAGGTAAAGTATTTGACTTAACAGGTGTTGAGGCTGTTGGTTCTGTCGGTACAGTAAGTTTAAGTCGCACAGTTGAGTTAACTGGAGTTGAAGCTTCTGGGTTTGCCGGAACGGTTGGTTACACAGAGGAAACGTCTCAACTCGGGGATTTGGCAACTGGTAGTGTTGGCACGGTAACCCCAACAATTACCATAGAACTGACCGGCGTAAGTGCCTCGGGCGAAGTTGGCACGGTAGTTTTTGGCAAAGAAGTTGCAATAACAGGCAATGAGGCGGTTGGGAGTGTTGGATCAGTTGCCGCTAATAGAACCATCACTCTGTCTGGGGTTCAGGCCGCAGGTTCAGTTGGAACTGTGGTTGCCGTGTACTGGAAATTGATTGATGACAGTCAGACCGCAAACTGGCAAAATATCACAGATTCACAAAGTGCTGGTTGGCAATTAATTGAAACTGCGGCGTAAGGATAAAAAATGGCTTTAGTTATTGCAGACCGTGTAAAGGAAACTACCACCACAACAGGTACGGGAACGGTGACGCTGCTCGGCGCTTCTTCTGGCTTTCAGTCTTTTGCGGTAGTTGGTAATACCAACACAACTTATTACTGTATTTCAGGCCAAACAGGTAACGAGTGGGAAGTGGGTATTGGCACATACACTTCTTCAGGGACGACGCTGGCACGTACAACTGTCCTGTCCAACAGTTCGGGGACACAGCCTTCAGCGTTAAGTTTTTCTGCTGGTATCAAAGACGTTTTTGTCACCTACCCCGCAGAACTTGCGGCGTTTGCTAACGGCAATGGCGCAGTGGTAGAGAACTACACGACATTGACGGGCACATACACTATGACAACTGGTAAAAACGGCGTGTCGGTAGGCCCAGTAACCATAAGTTCTGGCTCATCGTTTACGGTTGGTAGCGGTCAGCGCTGGGTTGTTCTTTAAGGAAAAAACATGAGTTCAGTTGTTATTGCAGGCGATACATCAGGAACGGTAACCTTACAAGCACCAGCCGTGTCTGGTACTACGGTACTGACTTTGCCTAGCACCACTGGAACAATAGTTACTGCAAGTGGGACTGCAACAGCAGGTGGGGTTGCTTACGGAAACGGCACAACCGCCGCTTACTCAGACGCAGGAACAAGTGGTCAGTTGTTGAAAAGCAATGGTGCTAGTGCCCCTACGTGGGCAACAATTACGTCAACCCCAACTATTGTGCGTTCAGCAAGAACATCAAACACTATTTTAGGTACGGCAGACGCAAGTACGCTGATTGCAATCACAAGCGGCACGTTCACGCAGACCTTCACTGCGGCAGCTACTCTTGGTTCTGGTTGGTTTTGTTACATCCAAAACGCAGGCACTGGCGAAATTACGCTTGACCCCAACGGTAGCGAAACAATTGACGGCCTGACAAGTTACATCATGTATCCGGGCGAAGCTCGATTGGTTCAATGTGATGGTTCTGGATTTAACACCATAGTATTGGATGCTTTTTTAGCAACTTTTACAGCGTCAGG